CTCGTGTGGTTTCTGGTACATCAGATTCAAATAGTTCGGGGTCATCCTTTTTAAACTTATAAACCTTTGTTAAGGTATCTCCATAAATAGATTTGAATTCACCTCTCTGAACCTTCTCGTAAGCATATCTGGTATATGGGAACGAAGAATATCCTCTTTGGTCATCCCAAAGATGGATTTTATTTCTTTCTCGTTGGTAATAAATGTTTTGGTACAATCTGTTCTGTTTTATTTTATTATACAAATATACGAAAATCTTTTCATATATCCAAATTTATTTTTATTATTTTTTCCAAATCCAAATTGGTTCACCAAACGCAATATCTGATGTATCTTTTGTTTTCTCTTTAAGATGTTCTTCGAAATATTCACTTTTTGCGTTTCCTGCTCCACCTGAATTAAATCGTTTAGTCATCTCCATTCCAATACAACCATAATAACTCAATCCTTGTGATTCTAAAAATTCATTCATAGGATTACAGATATCAAAATAATCTTTTTCTTTTGGATTGTACACATCTGCAATATTCACTGCCAATATTCCACCTTCTTTCAATGTAGGAATTATATTACCAAGTGTTTTCTGTAAAAAGTTTTTATTCCACTCTTCTATTGTTTTATATCTCACCCAACTTTGAGTATCCTCATCTGAATATCTTTCAACATCAAAATAAGGTGGTGATGTAAATACAGTATCGAAGTGATTTTTATATTTAGAAAAATCTACATCTTCAGCTGGTGAACAAATTAAATCTACTTCTTTTGGTTCTTCAAAGAATGTTTGATTCTTTTTGTAGAACTCAACTTGTTTTTTATAGTTAGGATGATTTAAAGTGTTTGGGTCAATACCAACATAATGTTTAGTAGTTTCACCACAATAGAATCCTGCCAATCTATCTCCCCAACCTGCTGAGAAATCCAATACATTTTCTGATTTGAAGTAATCGTAGAATGCCTTTGCAATAGATGGTTTGAATTGGGATGCCACATACTTTCGTAATGTAGTTGCCATTCTGATTGATTGTAAATCTACTTTGGTTAGAACCTTTTCTAAACTCCAAAATGCTCTAACAATAGTTTTGATTCCTTTTACTGTCTGCCAAGTTCTCCAACCTGATGGGGTTCTTGTCCAATCTACCTTCCATCGATTTTCGATATGGAATGGATTAGATGCATTATTACCTTTATTATCTCTTTTGAAATACTTTGATGTTAATGGATATTTTGATTTTCTTTCGTTCCTAGGAAACCATTCCTTTTCTACCAATAAATTCTTAAATTTAATTCCTTTTAAAAGATTTAATGATTTCAGAGTTTCTTTTTCTGAAATATCTGGTATAGGACAAGGATAGGTATGTAAACATTTTGCGAGTTCTTCAACCACCTCATCTTTTTCATATGTTTTCATAATATGTTGCCACTCATCTTCTTCAATTTGAAGATAAGGTTTCATATTATAATATTTCTTAAATACTTCTTCTATGTTTATTTCTGAATTATCCATATTGGTTCACAAAAAGTTTGGTTTTGTGTTTCTTCTGCTAATTTTAAACTTTCTTCTGAATATTGTTCACCATCTTTAGCAGTTCCTGCTCCACCACTATTAGGTCTCTTTGCCATTTCCATACCAATACAACCTTTGTAAGTTAATCCTTGTGATGTAAGATAATCAATCATTGGATTACAAATCTCCAACCATCCCTTATCACCTTTGGAACTAGCATATACATCAGCTATGTTCACTGCAATAATACCACCCTTCTTTACTGTTGGTATAATCTTACCAAGTGCCTTATGTAAGAAGTGTTCATTCCACACATCAATGTTTTTATATCTTACCCAACTCTGAGTATCATCATGTGAATATCTTTCTACTGAGAAATATGGAGGTGATGTAAATACTACATCAAAGTACTCATTATATTCAGAGTAATCAAAATCTTCTGCTGGTGATTCATAGAACGTTGTTTTAGTTGGGTTCTCAAAGAAAGATGTATGTTTGGTATAGAAATCTTTTTGTTTTTCGTAAAACGGATGATTTTCTTTACGAGGGTCTAACCCTACATAATGTTCAACTGTTTCACTACTAAACGCTCCTGCTAATCTATCACCCCACCCCATTGAGAAATCAAGTACGGTCTTAGCATTATTCATATCATAGAACATCTTGGCTACATTTGGTTTAAATTGAGCACATATGTATTTTCTCAACCCAATCATTGTTCTTAATTCTTTCTTACCAACTTGTGGTAACTTTAAAGAATAAGCTGCACCCATTAGTGATTTCATAAATGATTTTGTTTCCCAAGTTCTTTTTGGACCTGGTGAAACCGAACCATCTACACTCCATCTGTTATGTTGTTGGAAGTAATTAGATGCTTTGTTACCTGTATTGATACGAGAAAAGTATTGTTGTTTTCCATCGTATGTTAGTGAATACTTAGATTCAGCTGCTTTTCGTGGAAACCATTCACCTTCTTTTAGATACTCACTCCATCTAAAACCTTTTAATTTAAGGTAATCATTATAAGCATCCTCTTCGGTGATATCTGCATATGGTATTAGATATTCCATAAACAAATCAGCCAACATTTCCTTTACCTCATCTTTTGGATAAGTTTCTTTTAATAATTCGAAATCGTGTTCTACAATTGTTGGAAATTCTCCATCATATACACCTTTTCTATACTTTGATAATATATCTTCTCCACTTGTCATAAGTCGTTGATACTCAGTTAGTTATAAGTCGTTGATACTCAGTTAGTTATAAATCACCATCTTGTTTAGGTGAACCATGTCTATCATAGTATTCAGGATAGTTTTCTTCTCTATTTTTTCTAGCTCCGTAGAATATATTCCAAATAGTAAAGTAGGTGTATATCGAGAATATTACAGCACCCACTATAAACATAGTTATATTCATCTTCCTCTTCTTTGTCTGATTGCTATGGCAAATAGTAAAATAGTTCCTGCCCAATGAGCCGAGTATTGAGCCTCTTCTGTGTATCCGAATAATCCTAATCCGATTGAATAACACATACAAATGAATGCAAGTATAATTGGATACCAAGTGTTTAAAAATTGTGTAATTTTGTTTTTCATAATTTTAAGATTTTATTTTCTAAATATTTCATCTCTTTCGATAATTGTACTCATGTGGTCAGCCCAATGCATTATGTAACCCATATTAGTGGTCTTACCTACAATCTTATCTTTATCAAAAGTGATTAAGTATTTTTTATTATCTTCATCAAACAAACCATCTGTTAGTTTCATACCTAGATATTCTTTCTCATTGAACTTAATACCATATTGGTTTAGAAGAAACATAGTTCTATCTGTATGTGTTAGATATACAACATTCGGATTTGATTTATACAAATGTCCTAATTTATCTTTATGCCATTGTGAATCATTATCAATATAATGTAATTCACCTTTAGCACCAAGTTTACCCAAATCGTGATGAAAAGCGGTAAACAATAATTCTTCTTGTGTAAAATCAATTACACCACCAGCTTCCTTATAAAGTTTCATCATACGGAGAGCATTTCTGGCCACGTTCATCACATGGTCGATGTACCCACCTTCATAAGCATTGTGGTAGTTTATATTTCCACTCGCTGGAGATAACATTAGGTTTGGTCCTAATTCTTCCATTGAGTACATATGTAGGAGTTTTTCTAATCTTTCACCTTCGAAAGATTTCTTAAGTGCCTCAAGAAACTTGTTATAGTTTTCTTCGAGTTGTTTTTCGTTATAGCGATTCATATTACTTTAAGTTTTATTATTTGTTTTACAAATATACGAAAAAAATTTCATATATCCAAACTTTATTCAAAGAATATTGGATTAATTTGATATCTACTTATTTATTATCTTTTATACGGATTTAAATCTGCCGTATCTTCCAAATCAGAATAAGTTGTAACTATGAAGTTAAGTGGGTTATCATGTTCATCTGTTACTGATGCATAATGTTTCTCAATATAATCTTTATAATGAGCATCATTCCACTTATCAACAACAAGTACAAAATGTCTAGCACTTCTTTCATGACTTGATAATGCAATCAACCTATCAATGTGTTCCCAAATTTTATCAGTAAAAAACTCAATAATCATTGTAGGTTTTTCACCTTCCTTCTTGAACATCATATCAATTTGTCGGTGTTCATATTTGTTACTTCCACCATAAGATAAAATGTTTTTATTCATAATATCAGATGGTTTCAATTCATAATTTGAATAATGAACAAGATTCTGAACGATTTGGTTTCCTTTACCAGAAAGGATTAAATCACCAATTCTATCAGTTTCTTTATCTTCAGCCTTTCCAGCTCTTGCTGTAATTAAGGCCTTTTTATTACCTTGATTTCTATCAAGATAATCTTTAACTTCCTTTTTACACTTTTCTACAAGTGTAATCGGAACATCAGATGATTTCTGAGCTAATTCGTATTCAGAAACCCCTCCCTTATGTCTACAAAGAATAGTAATTCCAAGTGGAAAAGAACTACCCAAATCTACAATAGAGTGGATAGTACCTTGTTTATTCATGTAGATAAGTTTAGAGTGTCTTAATCGAGTAACTCTGCTTTTATCACCTCTTAGAATCTGTTTTTTAACAGATGATGTGGATTTAATACCACAATCTTTAGTAATAGCTTTTAGCATTTTACTATACTTAGCTGGTTCAGTTTTTTGAGCAACATCTGTATAAGCTCTCAACTCATATTCAGCAGTATAATCTTCATAACCTTTAAACTTCTTTATAATAATAGGAAGTTGGGTATATGATTTTACAACTAAATCACCATTGATATCTGCTGGGTAGTAAGATTGAAACTTCTTCATTACTTTATCTTCGAATTTAAATTTAACATCTAAATTTGGAAATTCAATTGTTTGTTCACTTACACATCTCATAATTTCTTTTTGATTATAAGAATCTTGTGGTAAAATACTTTCAATATCATCGTATTTTTTTACTCCAATAAAGAATTTTGGTACATCTGAAAAAACATCAGATGAAAAATCACCATCATTAGAAATT